GGAGACCTGATCACGCAATGGAATCAAATTGCCCTTCTGAGAGGGGCGATGAGTTCCAGAGGTGATGAGAGATCGAGAGGAGAAATCCTTTTTAATCGACTTGGAAACAAGATGATTAAACTGGTACCCTTCCCAACCATCTCTAGCTATCGGCGGAGAAGCTTCATCGAAATTAACGATGAGGCCTCCATCACCGAAACCATCTGGTATCTTCAATCTGAAGACCAGAGGCACTCTACTAACAGCAAAATCGTAAGCGGCGCGTAAGTCTGAATTACTCCCAAAGGCCATAAGCCATTGAGAGGACAGTCTCCGCAACCCGTTCGCGATTCTGAGCCAGTGGAGAGGCGTCAGCGGTATATCTTTAAGATATAGTGGTCTCACATTGGAACCGCGCCAATAATCTTTACCGCAAGACTCCCGGAAGGGACCCTTATGGAAAGATTTTTGTTTATTGACGACAAAGCCAAGCAAGGCTAACACACGAGTGGTTCTAAGATAGCACCCTGAGGGTACTATAATATCATCACCCATAACATTAACCCAGAAAGGATTGAAGCCACGGTTCTCTACCACGGACCGCGAGATTGCCCAGAAGATCAAAGACTCTAAGTCAAAAGTAAAACCGTTACCCATCGACGAGAACTTCTCATAGAGATGCCACTTGTCGTCAGGAAACATGCCAACTTTTGATCGAGTAAGATCTAGCCAGTAGAACCAATCTTCGCCTATTAACTCCCGTACCAATTCTTTGGATACGGTGTCAGAAGCGGAGGTCAGATCTATCGTTGCTAGACTACCGTCAATAGACCCTAAACAAGCTAAACGCTGGTTTATGGTCTGGTCGTCCAAATCAATTGAAGCAACCCTCTTGAGACGTGATCGAATCATTCGACCAAGCCCAAGCTGGAAGTAGCTATTGATGTGTGGCTCGACTGCTATTGAGCGGTGAGTTTTCGCGGTCTTAGGTACGAAGGTAACGCAATTTCCTGGGATCGGTAGGAGCACGGGTGAAACCCATGTTCCAAAATCCACGTCTGCAAGCAAAGCAGACCAGGAAGGACAGCAGCTCATCAACTGAGCCGCTGCGATTGCGAAATCCGGACTAACCTCAGGTTTACCCTGAAATTTGTTGACTGCGTCCGTGAACATCCCCTTTACAGAGGACGTTACACCGGGGCCCCAGCGAGCTTGGTCTAAGAGTTCAGAAACAGAAAATTTCCCGAGAACACCAACAATTTTCCTCTGCGCCATCGAAATGATGGTGGACAGGTAAGGGGCTCGCGCCCCGTTGCGGAGTTTTCTCAGTCTTTGATTTGTTTCTTTACACCAGACTTCAGCCGTGTAGAAGGTGTCAACCGCTG